GTTCGCTCGACGCGTCCAAATCCGCGACGCCGAAGTATAACCCACCTTCTGCATGGGCTCCCAGGGTTTGAGTCTTGTGCTACCGCCTCCATCGTTTACCTCCCGTAGGAGGAATTAACAGCCGGATAAACAGGTCTATGGGCTTATAAATGCCACCTAACTGAAGCAGTACACTACGGGCCGAGGGTGGAGTACTCACTGTGGTCAGCTTTCGTCCATAATGGTCCGAACTTTATTTCCTTATATGGGAGATACAATTTCACGCCACGCAACTCACTCGGCCCTTCAGGCCGCCCGCCGAGTTTTTGCAGCTTTGTTGGAGGCAAGACGGTAGTCCTTCCTAACAACGAAAAGGGCGGTCTAAAGACCGCACAACACTTACGTATGTTGCAGGGGTCACACACTAGAGAGATAATGTGATCATTCCACGTTTGGGGGGCTTAAGGTACCCTCACCTGAATTCAAGTCCTATGGGAGTTGACTATCATTATAACCATAACATGAACACTAAGCCCCAATTGTCGGGACGGTTCCTATCCAAAAGGACATGGAATAATCATCCGAACAATACTTGTAGGGCCTAATGTTCAATGCCGCCGTGGCTGAATTAATCGGCTGTACACAGATAGCAACAGTATTTTGGCCTGTTGCATCATTAGGAGGGGTTGAATATAACCCAACCTGCGTGACAATTTGTGCCGCGGTACACCTGCCTATCATCCTACTGTAACTAGGGACAGTCACATGAATAGGGTCGTCGGCAGCAAAGAACAACTGTGTAGGCGCGGATCGCACAGGAGTATAAGTCGCGTACGAAGCGTGCGTGTTGAGTTGGTACCTCGATGGGTCCCTATCAACTGTAACAGCTGTCCCGGGTTGTGTACCAGCCACGGGGGGGAGGAAATATCGCATTCCTCCATTATTATAAACATAGCACATAGCTATGTTACTTATGGTATCAGTCGTCCAAGTGTCACTCACAAGCGTCCCATTGATAGAAACCGTTTCAAAGACGGGGTTAATTGCATGGGCGTTCAATATGAAGCACTGGCCTGCTGTTCCGGACGGAAATGTTCCACCGCTCGGCAGCATCGGACTGATCCTTTTAATTATCTGCCTCAACGACTCAGCTTTTTCACCAATGGCTACAGCCGAGGAATTAAGGTCAGTACTATCCATTCCAAACTCTTGACACTCGTGTTTTAAATACGAGGACTGGGCCTCAGAAATTTCGACGTCTTCAACATCGATATCCTTGATCCGGCCACTTTGAGTAGCGAATGGAATAACAGCTTGATCATTGTACCCAGTAGGAATGGCAAACTCTAAATCCGGTGCCCCGGCGACCTCCACCATCATATTGATTGATGAAGTGACACTAGATGGAGCAACCAACGGGTCTCCTACAATAATGTAGAAAACACCCGCAGAGTTTACCAACGGTGATCCAGAATTGTAGAAACTTGGGACATACAGCTCAGGAATCACATAGGGTACACAAAACTCAACCTCGGAGGTCTCTCTGACATCGACTATCTCACGAACAAGGAAAGTCGAAGTGTCAACTCCGGGGTTTGTCGCAGTGATGCCAGTGTACGGGGCATATGCGAAAATTAGACGTCCTGAATGGAACTCAGTTTTTGCAAACTTAATCTTAAACTTGAGTCCACCGCGCCACACTCTGAAATTTCTTCCAAGCATGCACACAGGAGCGGGAACATTACCATTCACACCCAAACTTGTATAATATTGGTTGGGGTTGTGATAGTACTTGGTAATGATCGTACCAGTTGTTTGAACACTGGTCCAGGTCACCGTATTATAATAAGCATACTGCTGTTTGATGAAATCAATAGACATCTCATCAATATCCGTCCGACCAACACCGGAATGGATAACAACCTCATTATCCGTCTTCAACGAAAGAGGTTGTGCTGGGGTAAACCCATCAGCAGTACCGGAATAAGGAAATGCAATTCGTGAAGTACGCAAAACCTTATCCAACAACAACGGCTTCGAAAATCCGAAAGACGCTGCTGCGCCGGCCAAAATATCACTGGCCCATGATACTCGCCCTAAAATGCTTCCAAGGATCGGAAGTCTGGATAGAACAGCGGTGCCCTCAGATACAGTATTGAGAACGCTACTAACTGGTCCATATCTCTGCGTGTTCTGCTCAATAGCAGTCACACTCTTTCCTTTGGAAACTTTAAAACCAACGCGGCGACCAGATTGGGGTAGAACGTTTCCAGAAAGGACAACGTTTTCGAGTCTACCGAACAACATGTAACCACATGTGGTGTCGCCCGACCCAGCTTGTAAAGTAGAGTACGGACGTAAAAATGCAATGCCGAGCGAGTTACCGTAAGTTCCAGATCCTGAAACTTTAAAATAGGGAAAAATCGACGAATAAGGAATTCGTAACTCAGCCGTGGTCTGTGTGGCTAAGTCTATCTCGACATGCGGCAGTTGACTTACAGAGGTCATATTCGCTGCGTGCGCTCTATAGAATGCCTGAGCCCCACTGTTGGAATTGGTCAATCCTCCAGTAGGAACATAAGCAAGAACGTAGCGGCCTTGTTGGAACCGCACAGCGTTGACTTGTAAAGTCAGGACAATATCTGCTCTCATCAAGGCTACACCCGCTAATTTGTTACTTATGCGGGAGTTCGCCATAAAGGCTTCGGGCAAATTGGTAATCGCGAAATTACCAGTGTCGGTGGTGGTGAATGATCCGCTTTGGAGCAGAGTAGGTTTGGCGAGGAAATCGGTGATATCCTTCGCTCCTGGCTGTTCCAATGAAGACCATAAACTCGTACTAATATCATCGAGGCGACTTCGGGTCACGACGTTTCCGGCTGTATCAGCTGTATAAATCGTCGTCCCTCCTGTTTCAATAACGAAGTTGGGCGCGGCTTGAAAACCAGCGCCAGAGTTGAAAATCGGTTCGGTGGGTGCTTGTGTGGTCCCTTGTTCAGGGATTGAGGCGGCGTTCATCGTTGTAATAAATATGGTATATTATATATGGGTAGTTGATCTCGCTCGAACCAAGCGCTCTATGATGTCGACATGAGGGAAAAACGCACGCTTGTAGTTGACGTGTACAACTGTTGAGTGATCGAGATCAACAAGGCTCGTTTTATATCGGTTAGTCCGCTATTTTTCGATAATTAGAATCGCCCAATTTAATGTCTAGGGATGACAAAACGTAATATGTACAACTAAATTTTGGGCCTGCCATTCATCCTTGTATAATGATACCAGCCAACATTCCGAGCCCGAGCAGCCGGGTTAGATTGGGCAAAGTAATCATTCCAGAAGGCACCTGTTTCTACACACGGTATCCTAACCTGGTTGGGTCCATTGATCAACACAACGTCGGCAGTGTCGATATTATGTTCAACAAACTCCCGATCCGACAAAAGGACAAAAGTGCCCCAAGCCGTTACCCTAACAAAAATTGTTTGATATAAAAACCCTCCTAAGTCCAGCGGAGGTAACTGTGGCCTTTTAAGTGGTCCAGCCTGAGCTTCAAAAGTAAGCGCCGGTTGAGGCTTATAATCCTCTTTAAACCTAAAGCGCAAATCTTCTTCACCAAAGACAATCGCTTGCATACCCCGATAGCTCCAAGTTGGTATGTCGACATCATGGCCGATCACCATCTTTTGAAACAATGGGATATATCGGTTCCACATCTGAACATCGTGGACACACAACTTCTTCAACGACTCCAAAACGTTCGACTTCCAAACGTTCAAATCTGGCTTTCTTTTATCCTTGATAGTCCATTGGGAAATTTCCAGAATTGACGCTAGATGTTGTTGCCAAACGTAACGTCCCATGAGCTTATCATATCTCGGGGTACATTGGAGCATAACCATTGAGTCGAAATTCATAAAGGGCTCAGTAATGTCATCCTTCTCTGGAGACGTATACTTTAATCCTAAATCTTTCAACCCATCACGAATCGCAAACTGATTGAAGAACGACGCAGCGGTGTCAGTGACTGACCCACAATTGTCATCCCCCATACAGACTACGTAAACGTTATCGTAAAAGGTCCTTAACAATGATAAATTGAAATCCACGGCCTTGTAATATGAATAGGCAATAGCCGTCATCACATACAAGGAATTCCCCAAGGAAGTCATATACTCCCCAGAAGCTCGTGATCCATTTACCATGTAAATCTTTTCCTCCCATTTGTGAACGCTCATCGCACTATGATCCCAGATCATTCGTGCAACGGCTAGCTCAGCCTCAGTGAAATCCGACAAACAGGGAAGAACTATGTTATCAAAAATTGACATCTGTATATCATATTTCTGATTGAACTCAAACTTGGAGATATCACCTCCAAAGCATTGATTTCCTGTCGGATTCATTTGTAACACACGACGGGCAAAATCATCTCCATCCATAGAGCCGAGGTTCACTCCGATCAAGTGATTCAACTCCAGTGAATTTTGTTCAGCAAGGTGGACAAAATCAGAAAAGAACATTTTCTGTTCAAGAATGTGAAGAACTGGTGCACCATTAATAGTTCGCACTTTATTCTTCTCTGTCACATCGATAAGAGGTAATTTCTCATCTTTAGGAAAGATCTTGAAAATATGGTTGGGATATATTCCAGCTCGGTAGGACTTTATATCTTCCTCCACGAACTTTCGTAACTCCCCCAACACTTCCATATTCATGGAACCGTCGGGCAACAACCAATACTTTTTATCCAAAGGTGTACCTTGTAAAGGAAAACCAGCAGAAGTACTCATATCAATACTACTGATTTCGCCTGGTATTCCAAAAATAGTCTCGTGTAATGTCAAACGATGCGCAGGTCGCGGCATGTTTGCCAAAAACTTGCCGCCAATCATGCGTGTTACATCATGAATGTGCTCGATGTTATACGACGTGGGTAAAACCCTATCGTAATTCGCCAATCTTTCGTCGATACCACCTTTGGTGATACTTACGTTAGTCTTAGCGTACTCTACAACTTTCTGATTGCCATAGAACTGGCAATGAGCGTTTGTAAACGAAACTCTATCCACTGGAACGATGTCATCCAAAATAACCCTTCTGGGCTCATTGAATTTGATAATCTTTCCAGGGTGGATATTTCTAAACCAAGACAGCAAAATTTGCTTGGTTAAGAAAATGCCTAAACCTTGTTGATAAAGGGTATTGCCTCCAACATGGATAGCAACAATTTTTCCTGCTGCAGGTCCAGTCATGGCAATATAAGGGATCCCACAATCCCCCGCTTTAAACTTCAATGCGTCCACACGCACAACCGAATGAATCTTCCTTCTGTCACCATTAAAGGCGGAAAAATTCAACTCGGCGGTATGATGCCATGTGGACTTCAAACCAGCATATGTGACACCATCCAATTGAATGACAAGATCCATATTATTCCTAAAATCAACTTGGAATTTATTTAACTCGCCACTGTTGGGAAAATGGACGGTAATGTCGCGGTGTTGTTTGCCCAAATCAATTTTGGTCACAAAATACTCCAGCGCCATGTCGCCAAACCCTTGTTGCAATATTTCCCTCATGGGAACCTTCTTGGTCAACTTCGGGTTGACAAACTCAACATAATGCTCCATATTAGGGTGCTCGTCAATGATAATGTTCATCAATTGAGCGAAATGACACGGAAACAAAACCATGTCTTCCTTTATAAAAAGGGCAAACCCTAAACGGCCTTCAACCTGATCGCAACGAACCTCATACAGGTTGTCAAGATAGGCAGTATGTGCGGCCTTAACAAGCTCCGGGATACGATCACCCATTTGGGCAGTGTAATATCCCTCAGCATATGAAGGACCGGTGTCAAAATGCTCTTCAGGAGCATGTTGACCAGCCATTCGGAACATATATTTCCTGTCTCGAACGATAGCTTTCTGGCCTTTCCGCATATACTTTTCGTCACTTTGTGGATACAAATCATCTGAATAGAACAACTTCTTTATTTCATCTGAAAAATACCATGCAGTGGCTAAAATCCCGCCGACTGACAACAAAACATCAGTACGTCTCACAAAGGTCGGAATAATTCCGTTAATCCATTGAGAGATCAACTTCGGAAGATTTTTAAGACTCTCCCAAAGGCTCGTCATCAACGATTTAACTTCCGTTCTCTTCGAAAGTAATTCGTCTTTGAATGATGTCAGCCACATACTAAATCCGACACTGGGCATCGATAAACACGCCGAGTACACGTCATGATTAAAGATCTCTAAAAACTTTTCAAAGGACCAGGCTATGCCAGTGATCTTACAAAAAGTCAAAAAACGTGAGAAGATAACACCCCTTGAATACATATTACCTTGTATGAGGTAATCTTTCTTCATGTATTTCATGGGTACAAAGTTCAACGCATGCCACTCTGGACCATCAAGGTCTTCAAGCGCTCCGTTCAACTCTGCCGAACCAATCTCTTGAATCAAGTCACATTTTTCTTTGTAACCCAAAACGGTTTCGACTGTTTCGGTTTTCTTCTTGTCCATATCAGCTCTTAAATTGGCCAAATATTCCCTCGGGTCAGCGGTCAAACCCAAAAGGTAATCAGCTTGTACGTCAGCATTTACAAAAGCTGCGCGTTGCTGCCTAAGATTGGATTCACGATGCGCTCGCACCAATGAAACCAACTCAGGTGCAGTTATGGGCGTGCCGACAGGAACGAATGGGCATCCGTTATCCTTGCCAACTTCACATAACTGCAATTTAATATTGGTCAGATCTATTTTCTCCTCAAAGGGTCGATCTCCCTTTATCACCTGAACTACATAGTGCATTCTCCTTCTAACGGCGGTAGGAACCACCAAGGTTTGAATAGCAGCAAGTGAATTCATGTTCGTCGTAGCAATCACATAATGTGGCTCGAGTGAAATCATTCCTTTCATCTCAAAAGCCATAGGAGGTGTGAACGGCGCCGTGTTAATCAATTGTTGGAGCAAGACAGACTGGCTATTTTCCATGCCAGCAATTTCTTTCTCTGCCCACAACTCATCAATTCTCACGATTTTCGTAGAATTACTCACAGTCTCCCAGTGTTTTAAACCTGGGGGAACAGTGAAAACAGCGTTGCGCGAGGACTCGCAATACGCTTTCCACTCTTCGGGTGTAGAAATGTCCTTAACAAGAGCTTTTTCCAACTCTTGTGAGAACACAGTCTTGCCTTGACCGGGATCTCCAAAGAAAACGATCATGACAGGCTCCACCCTATTACCAAACCCAGTTCCAATGCGACGAATGATCTCAATCTGAGCCTTTTTAAGGGCATCCAACGAAGACCGAACGTATCCGAGCAGAGCTCCCTTATTTTCAGCAGAGAGCTTCTGAATCATGACAGTGTGAGCTTTAATCAGCTCTTCCACTCGCATAGCAACATTGTGGGTGAAGACTAACTTATCAGTCTTCAACTGGAGAACAAGATCCGATGCAGAATCAACCAAACGATCAATCGACATATCACCAGACCTAGCTTGCCATCCGAGTAAGCTATAAATCCTAAGCTTAATCTCAGACCACAGGGTGGTAAAAAGACCCCAAATCCTATTGACACCATCAAGTGCTTTAGGAACCGTTGTAAGAAGATGAATGACTTGCTTGAAACTAATATCAATTCCATAAGCAAACTTCAAAATCTTATTGAACAAAGGACCGAGAAAGGAATCCTCATCAGAGAGCAAATCTTCAAGTGGGGGCATAAAACCCTCCAACAAAGGAGACTGCGCGCTAAACAAGGTCAAACTACTAAGCCACTCCAAAAGCCTTTGGGCCTCCGGAATGGCAAAGTAAACAGCACCAGCCATGCACAAACCCTTCATAAGAGGGATGAGCACGACGTTCTTTTCCTTAACAATGAGATAAACTCCTACACCAAGTACAACTGGAAGAACATACTTCAACCAAGATGCGGGGTCTTTGATGTATTCAAGCACCTCACTAATCACGTCTGCGAAAGACCCGCCCATAGCGGAAATCTTATTCGCATTCTCAAGGATTTGTCTAATGTGATCCACTTCGACAACTTCCATGATTTCGGCAAATTTGTCTAAGGCAACGGAAGCCTTAGACGTCTTCTCTTTTACGTCTCCAATCGCTGCAGTAGTTTGGTCATACAGCGAATGGAGAGCGCGCCCGAACAAAATATCTGGAATGTTAACCCCAGGCTCAAGAGCAGGGGCAACAGAATCATTAAATGATCCGGGTAGGACAACGACGTCCTCAGTGTCACTAACGGGCAAAGCGGTTGGTTGTTTGTTGAGAGAGACGGCTGCAAACTTTTTCTTTGAAACTTGAGACATCTTCAAGACTAAGGGCAAGTTACTGGAAGTCCGTTTTTCGCACTAAGCAGGAGAGCTCCGTCAGACCGCCATGATGGGAAGGCTTCTCAGCCTGAACCCTTGACGGACGCTTCCGAACCGTGGTTCTTCAGCGTGAGACTCTGAAGTCTGATGTTAATTCAGAGTGATAA